CTACTTATGAAAAAACAAGTTTATGATACTTGTTTAAAAGAAAGATACATTTCACCCTTTGAAACAATATTAGGTTATTATGAAAAAGAGAATGAGCAAATACCAAATACATATTCTTTTTATTCTGATGTTGCTATGGAGACTTTAATGTTAAAATGCCAACCTATAATGGAAAAAACAACAGGTTTAAAATTATATCCTGCCTATACTTATGGTAGAGTTTATAAAAAAGGTGATATTTTAAAAAGACATAAAGATAGATTTAGCTGTGAAATATCAACAACAATGAATTTAGGAGGTAATGATTGGCCAATATATTTAGAACCTTCAGGAGAAAAAAACAAAAAAGGTATTAAAGTAGATTTAAAACCTGGAGATATGCTGGTTTACCGAGGATGTGATTTAGAGCATTGGAGAGAAAAATTTAAAGGTAAATGTAATGTTCAAGTTTTTTTACATTATAACAACACAAAAACAAGATTTGCTAAAGATAATATATTTGACAGAAGAAAGCATTTAGGACTTCCGAATTGGTTTAAAAAGTGATAAATTAAGGGTTGGTGTGAGATCAAATCCACCTTTGGTCTCATACCTTTTTTTTTAACAAAAGGAATGTTATGCAATTAAGTAAACATTTTAAATTAGAAGAATTTGAGAAATCTTCTACTGCTATAAGACTTAATATTAAGAATAAGGCAGGCAGCGGTGAAATAAAAAATCTTACAGATTTATGTTATGGAATACTAGAACCTGTAAGAGCTAAGTTTGAAAAACCAATAATGGTAACTTCAGGATATAGAAGTCCTGAGTTATGTGAAGCAATAGGCAGCAAGCCTACATCTCAGCATACAAAAGGTGAGGCTGTTGACTTTGAGATAGCTGGTGTATCTAATTTGCAAGTTGCAATATGGATAGAAAACAACTGCGACTTTGATCAATTAATATTAGAGTTTTGGAAAGAGGAAGAAGGCCCTAACTCAGGCTGGGTTCACGCTAGTTTTGTGGAGGGTTCTAATAGAAAACAAGTCTTAACTTTTGACGGAAAAAGTTATACAAATGGATTACCAGATGCTAAATGGTCTGGTGGTAAATTTGCAAACTAGGAGATAATATGCAATTAACAAAAAAACAAAAGAAACTTCCTATGGCTTTACAGAAAGCTATTATGAAGAAAAAAAAGAAAAAAAAGAAAGCGAGGAAATAATGCCTGGACATTATGGTGGCGGAATGAAGCCAAAAAAAAAGAAAAAAAAGAAAAAGAATAAGAAGAAAAAGTAATGGTTAAAAGAAAAAGAAAGAAAGCTCCCAAAGGGTATCATTATATGCCTGATGGGAAGCTTATGAAAAACTCAGCTCACAAGAAAAGAAAGAAAAGAAGGTGAGAGGTATAACTACTACAACTAGCATACAAGAAATGCTAAACAAAAGACCAATGAGAAAGAAATATGGCAAAAAGAAAAAAAAGAAAAAGAAGCGTACCAAAAGATAAAGCAACTGGTTTACCAAAAAAGTATCTTTCTGGTCTAAAAGGTAGTAAAAGAAGTTCAAGAGCTAGTTTAATTAGAACTATGTCTAGCTTGTATAAATCAGGTGCTAGAATACCTGCATCTATGTTTAAAGCGAGGAGAAAGTAATGGCAAGGAGACGACCACTATCTGCAAGAGTAGTAGCAACTTTAAGAGCTAAAGCTGCTAAAAGAAAAGGTATAACTCTTGGTACATTAAAAAAAGTGTATAGGCGTGGCCAAGGTGCATTTTTAAGCAGCGGCAGTAGGCCCAGAACGTCAATGGCCAGCTGGAGTATGGGAAGGGTCAATAGTTTTCTCCGAGGATCAAGAAAGCATGATACTGATTTGAGAAGAAAGAGAAAAAAAAGAAGATGAAAACTAATAAAGAAAAATTTGTAGAAATAGACGGAAGAATAAAATTAGTTAATCAAAAAATTGATTTAATAATTAAGAATCATCTTAAACACATGAAACAAGACATAGATAGAATTTTATATGGACTAGCAGCTGTTGGTTTGTTGGTCTTAGGTCAGCTGCTTTACATCCTCTCCAATTAGTTGTATAGGTCATATATGGCCTATAAGCGTATTTTAATAATAAGTGATTTACATATTCCATACCATCACAAAGACTCAATAGAGTTTTTAAGAGAAATAAATAAACAATATAAACCAGATAAAATTGTAAACATTGGAGACTTGTTAGATTTTCACGCTATTAATATGCACACACATGATCCTGATTTATATTCCGCAGGACATGAGCTAAAACAATCTAAAATTTACGTAAGAGAACTAGAGTCTATATTTCCAAAAATGGTTGAAGTAGAATCTAACCATAGCAGCTTAGTTTACAGGAGAGCATTAAAATATGGTATGAGTAAAGAGTTTTTAAAAGATTATGGAGATTTTTTAGGTACAAAAAAATGGAGATGGGTGGATGATTTAACATTAGATTTACCTAATAGACAAAGATGTTTTTTTACCCATGGTAGATCAGCTGATATTTTAAAGGTATCACAGACTATGGGAATGTCAGCTGTCCAGGGTCATTATCATACAAAATTTTTAATTAGTTATTGGGCCAATCCTGATAATCTATTTTTTGCAATGAATGTAGGGTGTTTGATAAATCAAAAGAGTCTTGCTTTTGCTTATGCTAAAAATTTTAAAACAAGGTTTATTTTAGGCTGCGGAATCATTATTGATGGTGTTCCTAGACTTTTGCCTATGGTTTTGAATAATCAAGGAAATTGGATAAAAAAGCTTGTATGAAGAACAAAAAGGGTACATTAAAGGGCCATAGAAGCGTTTTAAAGGCCACCCAGAGACAAATAGGTGGTAACCATTACAATTTACCAAGTAGCCCTCTAAAGTTCATTTTAGCAAACAAGCTTAACTTTGTAGATGGCAATATAGTTAAATATGCAGTAAGAAATAAAAAGGGAGAAAGCCTAAAAGAAAAATACAATAAGATTATACATTACGCAGAATTAGGAAAAGAAATATTAGGAGAATAGTATGTGGATGCACTTATTAAAATTTGGATTTAAAACAGGAGCTGAGATTTACAAAAATAGAAAAGAAGCAAAAGTTCTTGAAAGCATAGCTGAAAAAAAACAAATACAAAGAGTCATTGATGGTGAGATAGAAATGGTAAAAACTATCAAAGAACATCAAGCTAACGATTATAAGGATGAAATTGTTTTAATCCTCATCTCAATTCCACTGTTGGTCGCTGGATGGGGGGTATTTTCAAATGACCCTGAAATAATTGCTAAGTTGGATGCTTTCTTTGATCAAATAGATCGTTTCCCTCTTTGGCTGCAAGGATTGATAATTGGTGGCTACAGTTCTGTCTTAGGTATAAAAGGTGTATCAGCATTTAAGAAAAAATAGTATTATGCTGAATGGACAGGGATTACGTTATTATAGAAATAGAATTTCAGCTAGAATCTGAGTTTCATCCCTATGGACATTTTGTTTGTTTAAGATTTATTGATGATCACCCTTCTCATATTAAAATGAAAAAATTAATTAAAGATATGAATGATCAACCAGATGTAAAATTAGTAGATTATAATTATATTATAAAACCAATCAATGAAGCTACCGATATTAGTGGTTTAGATATTACAATACATTAGCAACCCACCAAGTCTCCCTGGTGGGTCTATCTTTATGTATTGTACTTAAACCTAGAGGGAGCAAGATCAACATAAAGAATTCTATCCTTCCTGCTTACCTGCAAGAGTTAAATCTCTTTTTACTTCTGTTTGTCTTACAGACAGGTAGCGATCTAAATTGTTATACATAAGCTTTGCTTTTATTAATTGACTTTCAGCATGAGCATAGCTTTCTATTATTGTTTTGTATTCAGGATCAGTTCTTGCTTTGTGTTCAGCTTCAATAACTGTTTTGGTATCAAGTTTATATTTCAAAAATAATTTAGAGAACATAGCTTTCTTACCTTCCTCTAATAAAATAACTTTCTCAGCCCACTTAGACCACTCATTACTTGCATCAGTCATTTTCTGATACGCCACCCTGCTATTTAAGTTCATCATTTCCATTTATCACTATTATTAAATATATATCTAAAAGATGCAGTCTTTGGATCAAATTGTATTTTTGAGCATGACATAAATAATAAACAAACAATAAAAACACAAAATACAATTATCCATTTGTGATACTTTCTATGTATTGATTTTCCAAAAATAATCATGGGTAAGCTAACATATCCTTTGCTTCTATTTCTAAATCTT